CATGTTTTAATTCTCCATAAAAATCTTTTAAAAGGGTTAGAGTGCCAGTATTGAATAGCACCTAGGTTTTCGACAGTTCCATCAGCTCTAGTAATTATAGCTGATAGTGTCATTTCTTTTACTTTTGATTCAGTAGTTATCATAATAAGTTTCTCAATACTAACTCCACTGTTTAATACATTGAACTACCATTGTAAAGTACTGGGTACCTGTAGTATAACCAGCAGTGTCATATAAGATCTTACCTGTTTTACCAGCACCTGCATTGTTTTGCAAGAAACCAGTAAAATCCATGTTCATCTTATCACGACCTGAGAAATACCAAATGGGTACGTCTACAGTAGCATCCCAATATAAACCAACAATACAACCATCTTGAATGTCAAACACAACAGACTCAATAGCTAGTGAGGTAGCTTTTTGAGGATTCATTGAGGAAGCATTAACTGATGCTAGTGTTGCTGGATCTAATAGTGTTGCTAAGGCTGCGTTACTTGTATCTAATTTACCTACAAGCTTAACAATCACATTGCGATCACCATCTTCTAGGATTTGAATTGAGGTTACATTAGCCATGTTGACCTCCTAATTAAACTGCTGCGATTGCTGTACCAGCGGGTGAGACCCAAATTGTACCATTGCCAACTGCTAGACAAGGTGCTCCTGCTAAACCATTGCTAACATAAATTACTTTACCTGCTGTTTTAGGTGTTAGGGCATTAGCTGTAGTTACTGTATATACTGGTAGAGTTACTGAACCTGCAAACTCTCCTACAAAACCATTCTCTGAGTTTACTGGACCACTGAAGTGTGTATTTGCCATTTTTAAATTCCTTTACGTGTTATAGCACTTAGCTTATACCGTCTCTATAACGTCTGCTAGGACAGTCTGTATAAGCGAGATTCCTAGATAATAATTTATTTCTTTTTAATTGGTGGAACTGGTGGGCGTTTGCCCTTTGCTTCTTGAATTGGGTATGACATTTTATTTCCTCTACAAGAGTAGGAGGGGACTTACGAAAGCGTTTTAAGCCTTCAGCCCCTTAACCTAATTACGGACCGTTAACACCATAAATGGCACGAGGGTCTGTCCAACCGAAGGAATAACGCTCGTAACCTTTTGCTTTCGCATTCATGGTATCGAAGTCATTGTCTTGGTCGAATTGAATACCAACACGGCTATAGTATTTCAAACCGTTTTGGATATTAGTACGTACAAACCATGCATTTGGAGAAGTCAAGTAATGGTTCATTACGATGCCTTCTGGTAGTGCGTTAGTTGCTTTCAACACGTTGATAGAGTTGTCGGCAGAACCTGGAGTGTATGTAGATTTTAAGATACGATTTGCATTGTACCAGTTTTGACGAGCAACCACTAAAGAACGAGGCATTACGTTGATTAGCAAACCACGGTCATTTTGGAAACCCATGATTGCAATCAATGCATCTTCTAAAGAAGCTTCTGACAAGTCAGCGTCTACTGTTGGTTTGTTTGCAAAAGTACCACCTGATACGTTAGGATGGTTAGTTGCACACAAAGGTACACCATCACCACCAGTGTAAGCACCAGTAAATGCACGGTTGTAAACGTTAGCACCAACGTTCTCTTTCGTTTGACGGAAAGACATTGCTAGAGCTGCAGAGCGACGACGAGAGACTTGCTCGTACAAGTTATCATCCAGTTCTTCTTTCGTTACAATGTAACCTAAAGCATAGGCAACGTGTGTGTAACGAGTTGTAAAACCTTGAAGTTCTGAATCATAAGAAACGCCTGAACCTTCAGATTTACGAGGTGCAAGACCAAAACCTGTTAGTTGTACGTCTTCTTCATAGTTCATTGAGGAAGTATCTGAATCGAACAATTTGTCATATTCTGTCGCATGTTCGTCATAGACTTGACCCCACCAAGCCTTGATCCCAGGCCAAAGAGCCTTAGGGTGACTTGCTGTTGTAATTATACCAGCCATATTATTCTCCTAATTATTAAGCAGTACCAACTGGGTTTAGGAACTGATGTTTGTTCCATTTAACCAAGACGTTGGAATAAGCACCAGATTCATTGTTTTCAATTTGCTCTAGACCAATGATTTGCAATGGCAATGCCAATGAACCAGAAGTACCAATAGCTTTAATTGAAGCACCAGCTACAACTGTGTTAGATAGTGGAGAAGATTGTGCTAGTGAAGTTTGGTTAGCTGTGATCGTTAGACCTGTGTTTTTAAACACGTCAGCTGCCGCTACACCAGTTGCATCAGACTCAACTTGGAAAATAACAGAAGGATCATCTACAACATAAACATAGCGTAAGCCAGAGTTTAATGGTAGATAGATTGTGTTAAGTGCCAAAGTAGTACCTACTAGAGATGTACCTGGATCAGAAACACGGATACCAACAATAACACCTACTGGTGTATCTGTTGATGCTGCTTTTGTTGCGTAGGGAACGCCATTTGTATCACTGCCGCCAGCTACTTTAACAACATCGCCAATAGCGTATGTGTTAGTGCCGTCACTAGCAATAGCATATAGACGACCCTGTTCGTTGTAAGCTGCGCCAGTAATGGTACCTACTGGTGACAACCCACGAGGGGTATTTACGTTAGCCATTTAAAAGACTCCTAAAAAAATTATCGAGTTTGGTATTTAATGCCTTCACGAGGAGTATAAAAGCCTTCACTAGATGTACCAGTTTTAGCATTTGTACCACTACGAATTGCATCATCTACCAAGTCATTACGTTCTTGCAATGCAGCTTGATCTTCGTCCCACCATTCTTGCTTAATTTTAAGCAGGTAGGCATAAGCTCCATCGCCTTTCTCGGATGTTCCTACAAGGAACCTAACTTTATCTCCTAGGTCAGTATTACCTGACGTTACTCTCTCTCCAACACCGCCCACCTCATCGGGATGGACAAACTGCCAGCCACCTTCAAGTGCGGTCTGAATACGACCTGCTTCATCATTAAAGATGTACAGTTTATACCCAGGGATTTGTTTGTTAACGGTTAATTTAGCTTTAGTACCATTAAATGGATTGCGTACTCGATCACCCGTAGGGCGACTTTCTGCAGTTCTGCTAATTGCTCGTTCTTTTTTCTCTTCTAGTGTAAGTGCTTTAGCCATAATTGCTCTCCTTAATTCCAGTCGTAGTTATCTAAATATTCTTGTTTTGTCTTGATCCAACCGTTTTTAAGAAAACGATCACAAGCTTGTTTTGCGTCTGCAGGTAAATTGTCATAAGACTTTTTACCACTACCAGTACCGCCTCGAACATTACCTGTACTATCTACTGCACTACCCCTAGCTTTATTGCCTAGGACTTTGTGAGGGAAGTACTCTGTAATCTTCTCATCAAGTTTATTTAAGAACTCTTGACCAGACAGGTGAGGGAATTGCCTACGTACGGAAGCACCTAATCCATTAGCTACATCAGTCATCTCTGTATCTTCGCCAAACCATTTATTCTGGCCTAACCAAGACTGTAGAGCTGGATCATCTGGAACTGTTGTATTCGGTTGTGCTGCTTCAGCTTCTGGCTTTTTCTTAGCCTCTTCTTTAGCTTCACGTTGTGCTTCTTTAATATCGTCGAGTTGGTCATCAATATCAACAACTAAATCGCCATTCCCTTCTGCAATAGCTTCACGTTTCTTAGCCTTTAAATCTGCAATTTGAACCTCAAGTTCTACTTGCTTACGATCAAAAGACTCTTTCTGGAACTTTTTAAATTCCTGAACGTCAGCCTTAATGCTGTCAATTTCTTTGGATTTTTCATCAAGCTTCTTCATAAGAATTTCATTGTTCTTACGAAGGATAGGATTGATTTCCTTTCCACGCTTTACAAAAACTTCAGCGTCTACCCATTCTTCATCTGAGCCTCGGAATTCTTCCCGTGGTACCCAGCCAAACATGCGGGCTTCTTTTGCAACCTGCTCATTAACTACCTGAGCTTCTTGGTCTTGCTGTGGTTCTTGTCCACTTACTACTTCATCTGTCATCTCATTTTCCTTTTAACTAACTGTTGCTACAATATCTAGGTCATTAATAATACGATACTCTAGTTCATCATCACCCTTGTAAATCAAACCTGAGTACTTACCGAAGATGACTTTATCACCTACTTTTACCCATGGTTCTGGTTGATCATGCCAAGCAGTACTACCAATTTCTACAATCACACCTCGTAATTGAGCAAGCCGTTCTCTCTCTATATTATCTCCTGTATTTATGATAATACCACTAGCAGTGACATTCTCTACAGGTTCTGGATAGATAAGAACTCGGTGCCCCTTAGGGTGAATCCCACTCTTATTCTCCATCTTTACTCCCTTCTATTAAGTCTTCATAAGTTAAATTAAGAATCCCTAATATTGCATTACACCTACCTTTTATTTCTTCTTCGTTTGTAAGGCTACCCCTACACCACATTTCCTTCAAGTACTCCCTGTCCTTGGTCAGGGCTTTCTTGAGGGCTTTGGTCGCTGGGTTCTCCAGCCAATCCAAGAACTCCTCTTGCGTCAGAACCATACTGTGCTTCTCCCGTCATCTCAGTTGCTTTCATCATTGTGTCGATAGAGCGGAGAATACCTTCTTGATGCGCCTTCAGAGCTCCAATCTGTGCATTAATTAATGCCACTTTTTGGTTCTGTTCCACACCACTTGTCTCTTTTAAGATGTATACTGATTCTGCTTCAAGTTTAGTTATCTTCGCTCTATTTATCTCAGCTTCAGATGCCAACTTCATTACACCAAGTTTAAACTTGATTTGTACTGACAATTGACGTTCTTGGGCTTTCATTTGCTCAATCTGTATCTTCTCTGAAGGACCACTTTGGATGGCATTCGGACCAGATGGATTAGGCAAAATCTCTTCAATGTTAGGAATCTTAAGTGCTTCAAGATATCTAACCATAACTTTATAAGTATCAAAACCAGGAGCAGACATAGCTGCTGCACGTAGTGTCTCTGCTTGCATAACTCGTTGTGTGTCTGATACAATGTATGGATCAGCTGACGGACGTAAGTCTGTAGGAGCATTCTGATAGTCAGTTGCAAAGACTTTACCACCACCACCAAATGTATATTGATCTGGTAGGTATAGCTGATTCAAACGGTATACTTTACGGAACTCTTCATTCAATGAACGATAGATACGGTTAAAGATACCGTCAAAGACTTTCATACCTTGCTCTGTCATTGCTTGGCTAGTGGTAACAGGTGAATTCTGAC